GATATATGTATTATGAAGGGAGTATTGATGCAGATATATGGGAACAATATTCATCCAGTCCAGGAGCTTTACTACCTGTAAATCATGGCTATGACCCACCTACTGCAGTTATGCCTGCACAATTGTCTAATGCATTTTTTGGTATAGTGAATAGTGGTAAAAATGATATGGAATATCTAGCTGGTATATATTCAGCACAACAAGGAGATACATCAGCTACACAAGATATGCCTTATAGAGGTATGTTGGCTATGGATGAGTATGGTACTAGAAGAGTAAAGTATTGGCTTAAACATTCAATAGAGCCATCCCTAAAGCATGTTGGTGAAGTTGTAAAACAATTTTCTCAATCAGTTTATAGTGCTCATAAAACATTTAGAATAGTTCAACCTTCTTCATTACAAGAACAAAAGGAAGTTGAAATAAATAGACCTATATACAATGATCTTGGTAAAGCTATTGGCAAATTTCATGATTATGGTTCTGCAAAATTTGACATAAGAATAATTGCTGGTTCTACATTACCTGTTAATAGATGGGCATATTTAGAAGAATTAAAGCAATTACTAAATGCAGGTGTAGTTGATAGACAGGCAGTTCTTGCAGAAACAGATATTAGAAATAAAGAAAAAATACAAGAAAGAATTGGTGAAATGCAACAAATGCAATCACAGATACAGCAGTTGCAAGACACTATTAAAGACAAGGAAGGCACTATTGAAACACTTGAAAGACAAGTTGTTCAAGCTGGTATCAAAGATAAAGTTAGACAAGCACAAATGGATATCAACAATGATCAGCAGAGATATAGAAATAAAACAGAAAAAGAATATTATGA